AACCCAGTAGTGTACTAAATCACTCAGAATAATATCTTCATAGCCTTCAACTGATCATGTTCACTAGCCAGTAGTGAACTAAGATAATTCCAGTCAGCATTAATAGCTATTAAAGGTATATTGAGTGATTTAGCCATAATGGTTTTAATCCCCAAACTTTCATGTTTGTACATACCATATTGTTGAGCGTTCATTTCAATACAGTGATCAGGTAACTCAATTTTAATGAGCTTAACCCCGAACTTCACTGCTACTGAAGCTGCTAATATGGCCTTGCGTGCTGCACTTACTATATGTGTGTAATACTTATTGTCTATAAGACGTCTAGTCAGTTTTCTAGCATAAGCGTGTACTCCTGGTAAATCCGCTTTGCTATCATCAACACTATCTTCATCCGTTAAGTATCTCTGTTGTACCCTCTCGACTTTATAATTTAATCCGCCAGGGACAATCTTTGTATTCAGACCACCTAAAGATACATGTGTGCGTTCTATTATATTAATTTCATCTAGTGTAATATTCCATAGTTTACACAGATGTTGGTGTTGCAACATCTTACAATATCTAATTATTTCCGGGTAACCTCCTCTTTCTACTAGTTCTTGTGCTCTAGTCTTTATAGAAGAAAGCACGCTGCATAGATCATTGGGTATAGTTGCTTCTGTAGGTCCATGAACGAACGTAGAAACACCTCTAGCTAAATACTGCGCGCCTGTTCCTACTCGGTGATCAACCCGTAAAAATTCTGCGATAGCTCCCAGGTAACATTTTGACTTTTGAAATCGAATATTATACTTAGCAGCTCCTGTCTGTAAGCGTTGTACCTGTCCGTATGTTGCTACGCCAGCTAGCACATCATCACCATTATGGGTAGACACCATCCCTGTACCCTGTAGTGCAACTTGTGCATATATATAATTAAGTATGGTATTAACAAAGCTTGTCAGTCTCCAGCCTGACAGCAACGTTCCACGCGTATTATATTCACCATTCTCTGCCAATATTTTACTATTATGTAAAGAGAGTATCGTCCAATCTATAGCATCAACTTGTTCTTTATACAATTTATCCTTAAACACTTCACGATATGCTGCGAGCACAGCCTGCATGCTATCATGTGAGTGCTGTGAGTTAAAGTCTTCATAATCAAAACAGTACGGTATACCGTTGCGTAATACTTCATGTACAGTTTTACTCACATTATCCTCAGTAGCTGCTGGCCCGATAGGAAATAATGCACTTAGTGCCTCTTCGCAACCTGCGAAGCCATAGCCACTAATAATAAAACTTGTCGCATCTACACCATAGATAGCTCTTTGCTTCCCCCACTCGCATTTGACTGAAGGCCAAGCCACTATTTCTGGTGTTCTACTAATCATCTCTTCAAAAGTGATGTCCGGCATCCTGTTGAATGCAAAGAACTTGTGCCTCAACAATCGTGATTTCGCTTTATACTGGTTATCACTTTCGTATTGTGAATGATAGGCACCTGTCGGTGACCATTGCCATCGTCCGGCCCAGTAACTATCCCAAGAAGATTTTTGTGGCTTACTGTTTAGTGAGAGTAGTCTCTGA